AATAAAATAATTAATTATTTGTTTTAAAAAGTATTTTTCTTTAAGTATTAATTGTTTTTCATTTTCTGTTAAATCAGTATATTTATCTAAAAAGATTTCTTTATTTTCCAAATAAAATTCTAAACTATTTAATCTTTCTATAGCTTTAAGTTCTTTAATTTCAAATTCTCTTTCTATAAAACTATCAGGTATAGTTATTTTCATATCACACCTCTATTATTTGAAACTTTTTATTTAAGTCACTCATTTCTTTTATAATATGATACATGCTTAAACTTCTACCTGCAGGCATTTTTATTATTTCTTCTTCTGTTAATTTAGGAAACATTACGCATTTTAATAAACAGAATAATTGAAATTCTTCTACGTGAGTAGAATAATCTCCAACTTCTTTTAAAAATTCTTGATATTCTTCTTTATAAATAGGTCTTATAAAATAACAACTACCTGATTTTCCTAAAGTAATTTCATCATAATTAGGGTCTACAACAAATGCTTTTAATTGAGGGTGATTCATTTTTAATTCAATAAATTCATCATTAGTTATTGTTGTATAACTAGAGCTTCTTAAATTAGGAAGTTGTTCTATTAAGAATTTTCTTTTAATAGGGTCTTCTAATAAAGATTCTTTAAAGTCTAAAAACTCAGTAGAATTATAAAATTTTTCAACAACTTCTTCTTTGATTTTTTCATCTTCTGTTTTTAAATCTGGAAGTTTATTAATATTATTTTTTTTATTTTTAAACTTTTTCTTTTTTCTTTTTTTAAAATTTTCCGCCGGCGCATTTTTTTTATTTAAATTTTCAGAGCCTTCAGATAGTTCTTTCTTTAATTCATTAAATATTTCGTTTTTCTTTTCTTTGTCTAACATTTTAAACCTCCGTTTTTAGTCTTTAAGTTTTATTTTTCCATTAACTATTTTTACATTATTTTCTTTTAATTTATCTTCTATTTTCTTTTTTAATTCTTCATCTTGTATTTTTTTCATTTTAGCTCCTTTCAAAACTAGGATTTCCTAAGAAATCATAGAATTCTATTATATCTCCACGACCAACATTTATTTCTGTTTGTTTTCTTATAAACAATACATCTTTTAATGCTATAAAAGGACAAGCAGTATCGCCAGTACTATTTTCAAAATTAATAACTATTTTTAATCTATTATCTCCAGATGTTTTATCTAAATAATAAAGCAAATCATCGTTTTTAAATAAAGCATCTGTTTTTCCATCTTTTAATCCTTCCATTTCATATAATAAATTACTAGATGAATTACCTTTATTTATATATTCGTTTAATATTTTTATTTCAGCTTTTTTTGATTCTATAATAGAAGCTAATCCATCTGGTTTTTTATATTTGGAATTAGGATATTGTTTTATATGATTTGCTAATAAATTTTCAAGTTTTTTAATTTCTTCTTGTAGTTGATTTATTTTTGTAGTACTAGCTAATATCTTTTTATCCTTTATTAACATTCTTATAAATTGAGCTACAGTTATTTTTCTTAAACCTATTTTACCAGTAACTATTTGTCTACCATTTAGATACTTATTATAAGTCGGACTATTATAACTATAAATAGGAATTTTTTCATTTGTTTGTTCAAGACTAGCTACTATTGCATTACCTATAAGACTATCTTTACCATCTAATTTAATATGTATTTTTGTTCTATTAGGTGCCGCATAAAAACCATTTTCACTAAAAGCTTGAATAAACTCATCTGTAAATTGTTTATCTAATTCCAATTATAATCACCTTCTTATTTAATAATATTTATTCTTTCTTTTAATATTTCAAGATAATTTCTCATATAATTTAATTGTTCTTTTAATAACATTTGTTCTATCTTTGTTTTTTCTTTGATTTTAGAACTATAAATAAATTTTTCTAAATTATATGTTTTTTCTTGTAAATCGTTTTTTTCTTTAATTATATTTTCAAATTCCAAAATAAAAATCTCCTTATTTAAAAGCTATTTTATCTGCTCCTTTTATTTGCCAGTGAGGAGCATCTTTAAATGATTTCCAGCAATTTCCACCCCATTCAATTTCATATTGTTCTAGTAATCCAGCTTTTTTTGCTGTATCATATATTTCTTGATAGTAATGAAAATCTTTATAATCACCTTTATAAACTGGCTTCTCTACGATTTTTTCTATTTTTTTACCATTTTCTATTACTGTTGTTTTTATTTTTTCTACTACAAGAACACCAATATCTATAGCATAACCATAGCCATCAAATTTAGGTTGGTGATTAGATTTTTGTTTGTAACCATCTACTTTAGTAACTATAGGTCCTTTAGTTGTTCTACCTTGTTGATATAATTTATTTTGTTCTTCAGGAGTTCTTACTCCAGCTAGTATTTTAAAATCATAAGGACTAATTTTAATTAATTCTTGCATAAATTTAACTAACTTAGGATGTACTCCTATAAATTTATTTAAACTGTTTTCGCCAAAACTAAATTTATTTTCCATTATTATTACCTCTATTTAATAATTCTTCTTTAATTCCATTTTCTATAAGACTAGCGTGTTTTTCTAAATCAATAAACTTTAAAAAATCTAAATCACCTCTAGCTTTAGCTATATGATAATTTAATTGATTAGCATAAACATAATATACTCTAATAAATTCTCTCATATTATATAAAGCACTTTGTTTTTGTAATTTAGCTCCTGTAATTTTATCAAGATATATTTCTTGCCAACAAGAATCTATAGCTCTTAATATTTCAAAAACATCTTTATAATTATTTACTGTTTTTTTTAAAGCTTCTACACATTCTTGTTTTCTTTCGTCAGGTAATCTATCCCAAGTATTAGAAACATCTTTTTTAATATTATCAATTTCTTCTTTATTTCTTACTATATGAGAAGAATATATATCGCTTTTAAAATGATTAAAAAAGAATGGTATTTTAAAAGATATTTTACCTTCGCAAATAAAAGTAGCAACTATTCTTCTAGAAAAATCTGTTACACTTTGATTATACTGTGTATTAACAAATTTTACATTTCTTAATATAAAATCACCATAAGGGTCTTTATTTTCTTTTTGAATTACATATAAATCCATAGCTTCTAATTCTTCTACGCTTTGTATATAAGCTTTACCTTTAGTATCGTTGTTAGTAAATAATAAACTTTGTAAGGGATATCCTTCTAAAACTTCAAAAACCATTACACCAGATGTTATTTGATTACTAGAACTATATCCCATATTTTGCTTAAAACCTATATGAAAAAAAGGTTCAACATGTTTTGAACTATCAACTTTTAACATAGATATCATAGGTCTATGTATATTAGTCATACCATGTTTATAAAAAAATACATTTAAATCACTAAGCCCATTCTTAGTAATAACGAAATCCATAAAACCTCCAATAATTAAAAAAGGATTCTCGAAAGAGAACCCTTAATCCTAAATTACTTTTCCAGGGACTAATTGACTTTTGTTTTGAACATCTTCTTCTTTAACTTCTGTTCTAGCGACTGCTTCAAAACTAAATTGTTCTCCCATAGTAGCTGAACCACCTATTGAATATCCACTAGAAGTAAATTTGACTCCTATTATAGATACTGAATAAACTTTTTTATTTACAGGATTTGTAAAATACATTTTTATTTCACAAGGCGGTAATTGGTCCATATGTTGAAAAGAATCAAGTTCTTTTAAATCTATAACACCATTAGTATCAAGTTTTAATTTAGAACCATCAACTGGTTTATAGTATTTCATCATTCTTCTAATTCTTGCACCTATAGATTCATTTAAAACTACACTAGTTAAATGTCCTCTTATATATTTAAAACCTTCAGTTAAACCTCTAGGGTCCGCACTTCCAAAAGTCCATCTAGGTTCTTTATCATTAGAAGTAAATACTTGTATACTTACTATAGTAGTTAATGGTAATTGATAAAACTTTTTAGCTCCATTTTCTTCTGTTACTATATTTAAAAATAACTTACAATCTTTTCCAGTACCAACAGCAAAGTTATGTACATATTCTTTATATTTAACTGATTGTTGAGCCATATTTTATATCCCCCAAGAATAATATTCTGGTTGACCTTCAGTTTGTTCTTCTGTTCCAGTTACAGGTTCATAATCAGACATATCTTTAGCTAACCATGAATATTGTTCTCTAACTGATAATTGGTCAATACCAACTCCAGAACTTCCAGAAGCAAATCTCATTCCAGAAA